TCGATCGACGGTCTGTTCGAAATTCTTCGTCAGAAGCGTTTCAAGGACATGACGAAGTGGACTCTGGAGAACGTGTCTGATCCGGTTCAGTTCGTTGCTGAACTGTGGTACATCGGCGAGGAGAAGGTCGAACAGAAGTCGCTGCCTTACTACGCAGTGTTCCTCGACGATCTACAGGATCGACTCACTCGAGTTCCTGACAAGCTCCTGTCTGTCATCGCAACTCTGACGAAGATCATGGCAGAAGTGGAGATCATCAAGGCATGAGCTCATCACCGTTCGATTTCGTGAAGAGTGCATCTTCATCGATCGAGAATGAAGTTCTCAGCGGAAAGTTGGAACCGAAAGGTTTCAACTCCTTCGTCTTCTTGAGATCGTTTTCCTCCTTCGAAGACACCGTTCTTTATGCAGACGAAATCAACATCCATGCTGGCATGCCTGACATGTATGTCTACCACTCGATGCATGCACTGATCCAGCCGAAGCGAAATCGTTTCAGCAAGTGGATCAAGCCTGTTGAAGAATTCGATAAGAAGACGATCCAGAAGATCGTTGAGCAATTCGAAGTCTCGACAGGAGATGCAAAGTTCATTCATCAACAGCTTCAGGAGAAAGGTCTTCTCGAGCAGTTCATGGAACCGTTTAACGTCGAAGAGAAGAAGAGGAAGAAGTGATGCTGACGAATTTACAGAAGGTCGTATTCAAGCGAGGCGACAAATTCATATGGATCGACGAACTAGGTGACGAGTCCTGCTACTATGGTTCCGAAGAAGAGGCTATCGCAGCTGTCACTCAGTACTGCGAGTATCTCAACGGAAATCTCGGATGTCCGAATGAAGAGATTACCGAATCGCTCCTCGCTACTCTTCATCTCGCGCGTGCAAACGATCACGTGAAAATGAACCAGCTGTACTCGCATCCGATCGCGAAGGACTTCTACGATTTCTCGCTGTTCCTCGAATCGCTTCCTGGTTCGATCGAAATGACGGATCTCCAGAACCGTTTCCAAGAGCTTCGTCGAAAGACTGAGATGCACTTGGACTTCGCTATCAGGCTGGTGGGTTGATCATGCTCAGTATTCAGCCAAAGATCCATTGCTACATCTTCGTTATCACCAACGAGAGCCGAGATAAGATCTACGATTTCGCTGGAAGCTACGTCGAAGCTGTCGAGAAATTCAAGAAACATCACGTTCGATACGCAGGACGATGTGTAGCCAAGGTGCAAGTCATCGAGGACCAGGTCTTCGGAAGCTGCGTTCCTGTCAGCATGCCTGATATCAAAGAGGAATATTTCGACACTCGAGCGTAACTTTCTGGTTTACACGTCCGTCAGTTTGGTATACTCTAGAATCAATAAAGAAACCACGGAGTATACCAACATGACGAAGATCTCTGAGAAGACAATCATCGAATTCGCTGAACAGAGCTCAATACTCGAAGCTCTCTGCCACTCTCCTTCTCTCGGAGCTTGGATGAGATCGTTCATCGAAGAACACGGCAACTCTCTCGACGATGTCCGTGAAACTCTCGAGAATGTCCTCATCACCGTGAAGCGCGAAATCGTTCTTCGTAACGATCTCATCAACGGAGCGATCGAACAATGATCAGCGAATTCGTCTCTCGTCGACTTCAGCAGCTCGAACCTATCGGCGCAAGTCTGATCATCCGCGGATACCACAACGGGAATTTCGTGGGTAAGTTCGCGGTCAGTACCATTTGTCTTGCTGGAGTCAACTACACCCGTGTTCGAAATTTGAACTTCGATATGATGTGGCATTTCGAAGGTGTTCTCGACGAAAACGATGCTGCAAATCGTGGAGCTGCTCTCATCGACGAGTGGCTGATGAGAAAGGAGAAGTGAGATGAAGTGGCATGCGAAACCTCTCAACGGATACTGGTGGATGGGTATCGACATCCGTGGCATCTGGACTCCTCTCTATCGAGTAGGTCGTGTTGGAGACTGTGTCAGATTTTAAAGTTGAGGAAACGTGCATTTTCTTGTTTACTTTCCTGCGGAAAAGTTTAGGATGAAATCATAAACAAAACCACGGAGAGTACAATGTCTAAATCCTCTACACCCCACACCATCGAAAACAACTCCTACTTCAACATCGACAACTGCAAGTCTTACAAGACAGAAGATAACCTCTACAAAGCAATCAACAAACTCGGCTTCACCCGCGAAATGGATCAATTCATTGTTGTTTGCAATCGCCAAGGTCGCTTCACAGCAGTCTTCTACTCCAGCTCTCTCCGCCTCCGCAATGGTGGTTACGTAGGTGTTTATTCGCAACACGGTTTTATGACCGTCTGATCAACAACACGGAGGAGATACCAATCTCCTCCATTTTCTACGGAGAAGACAATGATCAATTTCTGGTTCTTCCTGATGTTCTACTGCATCTATTCGATTACGCACTACGTCGCGTTCGTCGAAGATGTTCCGACAGCTACATGGTGGGATAAGTTCTGGGCATTCCCGACAACGATCTCGATCGAACTCTACGGGATCTCGATCGGACTCTACGGAAAGATCTTCAAGAGCTGATGCTAACACCGTTTCCGTACCAAGGTTCGAAGCGCGCTGAACTAGGCAAGCTTCGGCCATTCATCAGGGACAACATCCGGATCCTAGAGCCATTCATCGGTTCTGGGATCGTCAGTGGGACGTTCGCTTCGTCAGCTATCGTGAACGACGGGATGTGGGAGATAGCTGAAATCTGGACGATGATCAAGGAACGTGATCCAAAGTTCATCAAGTTCTGTCAGACGATGTTGTCGGAAGAGAACCGCCTGGAGTCCACCTATTATGAGCTCAGAGGTGAATACAATGAACTCTGGAAGCAGGGTGCGTACCCTCGTCGTCGCGCATTAATATTCATTTATCTCTTGTTCTCCTGTCACGCAGCCATGATCAGATTTGGACCTAATGGGTTCAACACTCCGTTCAAGCTGTTCCTTCTGAACGGTCGCACGTACGAGATCGAGCAGAGGATGAAGACGATGTTCGCATACGCAGACAAGTTCGAGGAGATCCTGAATGCTGATGCTATCGACGTTCTCAAGAGCTCCGCTGTTCGAGAGAAGATCGATCTGATCTACTGCGATCCTCCGTACATCGAGTCGACAGGATATGACGGAACATGGACGTACGAAAAGCTGCGAGAGCTGGACGAACTCCTTGCATGGCACGCGAAGAACGGAATTCGATGCATCCATCAAAATTATCCAAATGCTGGTCTCACTGAATGGACCAAAGCTGATCATGTTCTCAGCTACCAGACTAACAGAATGACCGGGACGTACGTCGAGAAGAAGGAAGACGTGATCCTGATCTACGGCAAAAAGTTCGACACAGGTTCGTTCGAACTGGAGATTTGAAATGACCGAAACTTATACGTCCATCGAACGAGACTTTTCAAAACACGACGCGTGTATCTGCGGACACTGCGAAAATCTACAATACGAGATGCCTCATCCTCTCGACAACGGTGGCAAGTATGCTTGGCAGTGTCGTCAATGCGGCACCACGAACGAGAACGATAAGGTTCATCTTCTCGAGAACACAGCACGTTTCAATTCGAAACATGGAATTTGACGTTTCACTAGAACGTTGAAATTTGATAGAAAGCATTCATGCAAGACAATTCAAAAATCTCAGCTCTAGGTTACCTCGAGCGAAAATCCAAGATCTACGTCAAAGAATACGATCACGATACGAAGACTGCTAGCTGGGTTGCACGAGACTTCGCACCGAAGATCTTCTTGCCGACTCAGAAGACTACTGGATATTCTTCGTACAGTGGCATCAATCTCGAACTGATCGAGAAGTCGTCGATCCGAGAGATGCGAAACTTCGTCAAGGAGTTGGACTCTTCTGCAGCTTCTCTATGGGGCTTCGGTAAGTACTCGGTTCAGTACATCTGTCAAGCTGGTTATGCTGATGCACAGCCAGACTTCTTCAGTTCTGTGTTTTACGACATCGAAACAGAGGTCCACGACGGATTTCCTGATCCAGCTACTGCAAAAGAACCGATCAATATGATCACGATGATCCCGAAGGATGATCGTCGTGGTTACGCACTGACGACATGTTCAGTCAGAGCAAAAGAGATCGAAGAGGAGTTTCCGTTCCTCCAAGTGAAGATGTTCAATTCTGAAGCAGACATGCTCAGAGACTTCGTTCACATCTTCGTTGATGTTCTTCGTGTAGACGTATTCGTCGGATGGCACTCCGAGAGGTTCGACGTTCCGTTCATCGTTCATCGTATCTCGAAGGTGCTAGGTTCGTCCTGGGCAAGCAAGCTGTCTCCGTTCGGAGAGGTGTTCACTCGTACGTTCACTGACGACTTCGGAGAAGAGGTAACGACAGCAGAGATCACTGGCGTTCAGCTTGTTGACCATCTGCAGTACTACAAGAAGTTCTCACATGAAGCGAGAGAGTCATATTCTCTCGACAACATTGCTCACGTCGAACTCGGTGTCGGTAAGCTTCAGCACGAGACAGGAATTCCTGGACATCTTCTGTACCATGACTATCCTACTGACGGTCTTCGATACAACATCGTCGACGTTCTTCGTCTGAAGGAAATCGATGAAGTCCGAGGCATTCTCGATCTGGCATTCATCGTCGCGAATGTGACGAAGAGCAACGTGGCTGATGTCGTGTTCAGCACTCGTCTATGGATGAACCTGATCTACGACTTCTTGGACAAGCGGAACCAATACTTCGAATTCCGTCCAGAGAGAAAGACTTACGCGAAGATCGAAGGTGGCTTCGTTGCATGTCATTATCCTGGTCTTCATGAATACGTCGGATCGTTCGACTTTGCTTCTCTGTATCCGAATACGATGATGGCTCTGAACTTGGGTCCAGATACGAAGGACATCAAGGTTCCAGGAGTTTCGGTCGATAGACTTCTTCAAGGAGACATCAGAGCTCCTGAAGGCTTGTCGATGGGTGCCAATGGACAGTGCTATCGAAAAGACAAAGTCAGCTTCTTCGTTGAACTCATCGACGAAGGCTACAAGAAGCGTAAAGAATACAAAGCACTGAAGATCAAGTACCAGAAAGAAGAGCAGGAAGAACAAGACGAGATCAAGAAGAAGGCAATCTCGAAGATCGCCAACCTCTGGGACAACTACGATAAGTCTCAGAAGACCATTCTGAATTCGTTCTACGGTGCTCTCGCTGAAAAGAACTTCCACTTCTACGATCCTGACATGGCTGAGTCGATTACGATGACTGGTCAGTTCATGGTACGAAATCTCTCAGAAGTGTTCACTAAGGTCCTCTCGAAGAACTATGGCTCCGGTCGATACATCATCGCTAACGATACCGACTCTGCTTACATCAGCTTCCAGAACATTGTCGAGAAGCAATTCGAGAACTCCGATGCTGACGAACACGAACGCATCGAGTGGCTCTGCGGTTACGTAGACGGTCCGATGAAGAAGGTAGTGAAGATTGCCAACGAACGTGGATCTGGAATTCTTAACGTCTTCGATCCATCTCGTTTCGAAGCTGACCGCGAAGCAGTAGCACGACGAGCAGTGTTCCTCAAGAAGAAGATGTATGCGATCGCTCTGTCTGACATGGAAGGCGTTCGATACAAGAAGCCGAAGATCAAGGTCGTCGGTCTTGCTGCGAAGAAGTCGTCAACTCCAGGCTTCTTCCGTGACAAGATGAAGCACTTCTTCGAACTATTCTTGAACGGTGAAGTGCAAGAGTCGATCGATTACATGTCAGACATCGAGTCGAAGTACAGAGAAGCTCCGATCGACGAAATCGCTTCCAATGCTTCGGTTTCAGACATCATCTCGAAAGCAGACGAAGACTCTTACAGAGGCTACGGCAAAGGTGTCCACATCAATGCTCGAGCAGCAATCGTCTACAATCGAATGATTTCGAAGGACGAGAAAGCGAAAGCATATCTTGAACCGATCAAGAACGGAGAGAAGATCAAGATGCTTCCTCTTCGAGTTCCAAACCCGTTGATGAACGAGAACGTCGTAGCTTGGAAAGACACCTGGCCGGAGTACTACGATCGCTTGAAGATCAAGGACTACGTAGACTGGAACACTCACTTCTTCAAAGCATTCAGCAAGCCGCTCGACTCGATCTATTCGATCTGCGGTATCAATCCACACGTTTCTAAAGAACTCGACATCTTTTAAAGGAGAGACTATGCTAGATCCAGAAATCAAGACTGCAAATCTGAGGAACATGACCGAGGAGGATCTCGACAGATACTTCACGGATGCTACTTCGGAAATCGAAGAATACATCTACGGAGGAAGCGGAGCAGATCGAAAGGACTTCATGTTCGACGCAATGTCGATGATCTCCTGGAAGAATGCTCTGGACATGATCGAAGTTCCGCTCACACCGTTCCAGCCTATCGGCAAGGTACAGTCGTCGGTGATCGAACACAGGAAGCTTCGAGACATCGGTCGTCTGTGCCGGAAGGTCATGGATGTTCAGACGAAGAGTGGACAGAAGGTTTTCGTCCGTACTGACGTCGGAGTCGCTACCAATACTCTCACTCAGCTCGGCGACGGCAACAGATATCCTGGTCTCAAGCGTGGACTGACTGCATACGATCGTGTGAATGTCGATGACTCTCTTCGGATCGCACAGTATCTGTCTCCGAACCCTGAGTACATCTTCCTGGTCCAGTTCGTGTACGTAGGCGACGTGCTCTACCATACGTATAATGTCGAAGACTCGAAGATCCTGGGCTACCACGAGGAGAAGTTCGCTCCTTTTGTCCAAAATATCATCGACAAGTTCGAGAGCCTTCACATTCGTCCTCGTCATCCACAGTACAACGAACACGGAACGAAGAACGTATCGTTCAAGATGACAGTGGTCGACTCTCCAAATGGACCAGAAGTGTTCTCTGCTTCTGCGTACGATCTTCGAGTAGGCAAGCCTGCCTATCTCGTAAATAAGTTATGACTTGGAAGCAGATCGTGATCGATTTCATCATAATCATCGTCGGTATCTTATCCGGATCGTTGTTTGACGATCTGCTGAACCAGCCGGAGCTCTCGATGGAGCTTCGGTATCTGTACTTCATAGGCTTCGTCATTTCCATCGGAATTGTCATCTACTCTCTTTACAGAGCGTCGAACGAACTGTTCAATGATGATGACGACGATTTGACTCCAGCATAACTTTCTTGTTTACACGATGCTTCTGTTGTGATAAGATTTCTTTAATCAAATCTCAACGGAGGCATTTGTGTTAGACATCTTTTCTGAAGATACAAACGAAATAAACACTGTCTCGAATATCATCGACAGTGATCTTCAAGCAATCGCCGACTCCAAAGGAACCAACGCCAAGAAGGTTGAACTCGCGAAGATTTCCGAATTCACCTACAAGTGCTACGTTCTGCATCTCGATCCATTCGCTCGCTTCGGCATCTCGAAGCTTAAGGAAGCTGGTGGTGGCGAAGGTATAGACTGGTCCATCATCTTCACTCTCCTCGATCAAGGCAACGGACGCGAACTCAATCGTCGCGGAAAGATGCTTACTGATCTCCAAGCGAAGATCATCAACGGCATCTTCGACGGTTTCCAAGACTGGAAGCCTGGAGTCAAAGGTGCATCGTTCCTCGAATGCTTCCCTGGTTCGTACAAGACCTTCGCTGTTCAGCTCTGTGCTACATGGGATCCTGACAATTTCAAACACGGCTCTTACGCACAAACGAAATTCGATGGTATTCGGTGTGTATCAATCGTCGACTATGACGGTAACGTGACTTATCTGTCTCGTAATGGCAAACCAGTCGTCAACATCGATCCTCGTATCGAAGAAGAACTCTCGAAGTATCCAGGATGGGTATTCGATTCCGAAGCAGACTCCATTGCGAAATTCCAGAAGACCTCTGGCATCTCTCGAGCAACCAAATCCGGTTCGAACATCAAACTCACTCTCCGAGTCTTCGATGCAATTCCTTACGACGCATTCTTCGCTCGTAAGTACTCTGTTCCTTATCTCATGCGCTACAACAATCTCCAGTCTCAATGGTCGAACAATCCTTTCCTCTTCGATCTCATAGCTGAACACGAAATTGTCAACTCGATCGAAGAAGCAGAAGCTGTCTATCATCGAGTCAGAGCTCAAGGCGGCGAAGGTGTTATCGTCAAGACCGCCTATGGAACCTATAACTTCGATCGAGACGTCACATGGCAGAAGGTGAAACCTCTCGAAACGATCGAAGCGAGAATCATCGGCAAGGAAGAAGGCAATCCGAAGACGAAACACGTCGGAAGAGTTGGTGCTCTGATCGTCCAAGACTACACGGGTGCTATCTCCCGAGTCGGATCCGGTATGACTGATAAACTTCGTCAAGAGATCTGGGACAACTGGGACGAATACGAGAACTCCATCTGTGAAGTGAAGTTCATGGAACGTACTGAGTCTGGAGTGTTCCGTCACTCTCGTCTTTCCAAGATCCGCCTCGACAAAGATGACATGAACCCGACTGGAGCGTGAAATGAATATCGATGAATTCGATTGGTTGTACAAGCAGTACACTAACGATAAAGATTTCACTAGCACTCTTCCGACACCGAGCGAGCAATACAGAGCTCGTCCGAACGAGATTTTGCCTGTGATAATCTACCTCCACGAGTATCCGACAAGAACTTGCTCCGTTATCGTAAGTTCGACAGGAACTGTATCTGTCCCTCTCTTTCTCCAGGATCATTTTCGATGAGTATGGAATTCAACGCAATCGCCACAGACGAGTTCCAGAAGACTCTCGAAGACAACGGCTTCATAGTCGAACGAGTCAAAGCTCCTCTGCTTTATCGAGAAGATCTAGGAACCGGACTCGTGAAGTCCTATGCTGCTCCTGAAGGCTGCGATCCTTATCTTCTCTTCACCGACGTTCGAGATCAGATCTTTCTTCTCGGAGTCTACGAAAAACCCGGACACGTAGCAATCCGCTTTGTCCTAGCCTCGGAGTTCAAGAAATGACTATCGTTTTCGACATCGATGTCGCACGGAAACTCTTCTGGTGCTTCGGTGCATCTATCGTCTACTTCGTCGACGTGAACAAACACGTCAATCTCTTCATGAGGATCATGGCGATCGTCCTCATTCTTCTCATCGCTTTCGTCAAGCCGGCGTGATCTGATGGGATACACGAATTACGTCAAAACTGTCGAGGCTGTCCGAAAGGACCTTCTTCAAGAGTACGTCGACTCGCTTCCTGACAACTCCACGTGTCCTTGGTACCTCGAAGGCGAGAAACACTCTCCGACTCGATACGATTCTCCAACAGGTTACGTCATCGTCGTCACTGGATCTTACGGAGGATCTGGAAGACACATGCGACCATTCACCCACGGTATCGGCAAGTTTCTCATGAAACGAGGCTTCTCGAACACCGTCGAGATCGAGACTCTCGGTTTCCACAAAGATGAAACTCGATACGACGCTGAAACACAGACGATCTCGAAGATCGAAGACGACGAAGAATACAACGGAGGTTACTACTGATGGCTGTGTACGAATACTACGACTTCTACGACCAGATCGTGAAGACGTCCGAGCTCCGTGCGAAAGTGGATCCACGCACTTTCTGGTACCTTCCTCGCAACTCGAACTTCGGAGAATTCGTCAAGAAGAGTACGTCGTATCTTTACATTGATGCTCGAAGCACTCCGTTCAACAAGTGCAAGGAACTCATCGAGACTTCGAAGGATGAGAAGGTCGTCATCCACACGTACTTCGACAAGACTGCATCCACTCTCCTTGCGAACGCTGCTCGACTTCGAGGATGCAAGGTGGTAATCGAAGTCTGCGAACATGCATCGGAGCTCGCATGAGCATCATTGAGGATCGCACGATCGAGAACTCTCTGGTTCCGGTCAATCCTGTCGAACGTCTCGATCTTACGATGATCGATCTGTATCCTAACATCAACTGGGATTACGGCAAGCTCACTGGAACGAAAGACTTCAGACGAGAATTCGCTGAGAGAGTCTACGGAGAGATCCGTGAAGCGAAGACCGACGGAGAAAGAATCATCGCGAAAATGAGGCTCAACTCAGAATGGGGTTCGATGTATCCGAACAGCGTTCGTGAAGTCTCTGCTTTCGATCCGGAGATCATCGAACGGATCACACAATCGGCTCAACGAATTCTCGGAGAACTTCAAGACAAACTCGACGTCACAACAGAAGACGCACTCAGCAAGGAATTCAGTGAATGACAGACGTCCGCATCCCACTCGAACAACTCGAGACGATCATGCCGTACGAACAACTCGAAGAACTGTTCACTCATGGCATCGCTGAGAAGATCGTCGACGAACCGAGACTCTTGTTTCTCGATGTTGACGGCGTTCTCAACAATGAGGTGTGGAAAAATCCTGTCGATTACTTCTCCGAAGGCGACGGAGCTGATTTCTTCATCGGTTCGTTCGATCCAAAATGTGTCGGTCTTTTGAAGAACGTACTCGACGCAGTTCCAGATACCAAAATCGTAATCTCTTCAACATGGCGAACAGATCCTCTTCTGATGAAATGTCTCGAGTCTGTTCTCGACGAACACTCCAAGAAGATCATCGGTCGAACAGAGAAATTCAGCCACGGATACAGAGGACTGGAGATCGAAGACTTTCTCTTCAAGTACTTCCGTGATCAGACGATTACGATGTGCATTCTCGACGATGACGGAGATTTCTTCGATCATCAAAAAAAGTTTCACTGCCAGACAGATCCGGAATATGGTGTGACAAAGACCATTGCATACCGTGTTAAGCAACGACTCCTCAACAGCAAAAGGACTATTTCATGACCAGTCAAGTCGACATCTCATATCTTCGTCACATGAACGAAATCTATCTCAACGGAGATCACATTAACCCGCGGAATGGCGGAACGAAAGCCATCTTCGGTCACCAGATGCGCTTCAACCTGGCTCAAGGCTTTCCTCTTCTCTCGACCAAGAAGCTTCATCTGAAGTCGATCATCGTCGAACTCCTGTGGTTCCTCAAAGGCGATACGAACATCAAGTATCTCCATGATCATAACGTCAAGATCTGGGACGAATGGGCTGATGCGAATGGTGACCTCGGTCCTGTCTACGGCAAGCAGTGGATGTCCTGGACGAACCTCGTCTGTTATTCTAGAGACGAAATCGTAGACGAACCGATCGATCAGATCCGTCGAGTGATCGATGACCTCAAGAAGTCTCCGCATTCTCGCCGACACATCGTCACTGCATGGAACCCTGCTGAAGTCGATGGCATGGCACTTCCTCCGTGTCACATGATGTTCCAATTCCATGTCGACTCGAAGAAGCGTCTGTCTTGTCAGCTGTATCAGCGTTCGGCAGACTGGTTCCTCGGCGTTCCGTTCAACATTGCTTCGTACGCACTTCTCACACAGCTCATCGCTCGTGAATGCGGGCTCGGGCTCGGTGACTTCGTTCATACCTTCGGTAACTCGCACATCTACGATACGCACGAAGATGCTGTGAAAGAACAGCTATCTCGTTACGATCAGTGCGTGCATCTGGACCAACCGACGATGCTCGTCAATTCCGACAAGAGCATGTTCGATCTGACTTACGAAGACTTCCAACTCGTCAACTACAATCCGATGTCTACCATCAAGGCTCCGGTGTCCAAGTGAAGATCAATCTCATCGCAGCAATCGGCAACAACGGACAGCTCGGTTTGAACGGACAGCTCCCTTGGCCGAGAAACGGCGATGATCTTCGTTGGTTCAAGAAGATGACGACTGGCAGCTTCATGCTTGCTGGTCGTCACACCTACGATTCGATCGTCGGAAAAATCGAACTCAAGGAGTCTAGACGGACTTTAGCCTGTGCATTCCATGGTCAGACTCCGTCTTATCTTCGAGAGCAAGCCGATGCCCTCGGCCACGAAGAAGTCTTCATCATCGGAGGTGCTAAGATCTACGAACGCTGGATACCGTACGTAGATCGCTTCTACATCGCACACATCAACTACAACGGTCCAGCAGACACCTACTTCCCTGAAACCGACTGGAGATCTCTATGACCAAGATACGGAAATCATTTCGAACTACGATCATCAAAACAGTCACGATCGAGATCGATCTGGACAAGCTGACTCCAGAGCTCATCTCGGAGTACAACAGCATGATCACAAACAAAGGAGAAACTCCTGAAGAACATCTCCAGAACATCGCTGAGCATCACGCTCTCGAGAACTGGTGGAACGGCGACATGTTTCTCGAAGGTTACGGAGATCTGAACGAGTTCGATGTGAAGATCATCAAGGACTCGTACGAGGAAATCGAGACCGAGGAAATCGATGACTGAACCGAACATCCCGAAGGAAGTTATCGAACAGACTAGAGCGTATGTCAGAAACGGCTGGCATCAAGGAGGAAATCTCGCTCGAAACAAGGATGGTCACGGTTTCGATTGGCTCGATCGTCAGGCATGCTCGTTCACGATGCAAGGTGCGTTGTATCGAGCTTCACACAAGCGTCGTGTCACTGTGGCAATGTTCATCTGCATCCAAGAGATCGTAATGCAGGCAATCCAGAACGTTACGAGTCGCCCGATGTATCTGTTCGATTTTGACGATCATCCGGATACGACGAAGGAGAGCACACTGTCCATGCTCGATGAAGCGATCAAGATTGCTGGTCGAGGCTTCGATGTCTTCGAAATCCCGTACTTCGCCAACCATCCACCCGACTGAAACTTTCTTGTTTACGTTTCCGTGGTTTTGGAATAGTATCGTTTCATAAACAAAACCACGGAGACTTCAAATGACTGCTAAAGTCCGAGCCAAAAGAAAGTCCATCGAACGACTCCAAACTCTCAAGCGTCTTCGAGCACTCGGTGCTCCACTCTTCATCATCAAATTCGAACAGCACATGATGGCAATTAATCGCCAAGGCATTCTTCGATCTGGTAAGACGTCTCCTGCTCTCGAAAGAGTTCTCGCCAAGCTTAACGAGGAGTCCGAATGATGAACGTCCAGAAAACCTTCTTCAACTTCTACATCTCCTCTGGTGGAGGCAACGCGATGTTCACTCTCCGTTGTCACCGCTTCACTGATGGCAATCCGTTCGACTCAGATCGCTACATCAAGAACCTCTCGACGAACCTCGAAGAAGCAGAACGCAAAGCGATGCTTCGAGTCGAAGAGTTCAAGTCTCGAGTCGAAGACGAACACTGCAAGGTCAACTACCTCGGACCCGAAGTCGACGAGATCATCAAGCGTCGTGGAAGACTCTCTGCTCACAAGACAGTTCAACTAGAAACGATCGAGTCCGGTATCATCCCGTTCGGCAAGAACCGTGGACAGAAGATCAACGAACTTCCTGACGGATACATCCTCTGGCTCTCTGATCAATCGAAGAAGCCAGACACCGATGCTATTATGCAGACCCTCTCGTCTGTAGCGATAGGCGTAGCCATGGATCGAAACCTCTTCGAGATCCGTGACAAGAAAAGAGCTGAGTGGAAAGAACAGGACCTCAAGTCCAACCACATCGGCATCCAATTCCAACGTCTGAACTTCGAAGGAAAGATCGTTGTCTCTTCATTCCACAATGACGAGTACTCCAATCCGTGGTACTTCACGAAGATCCTGATCGGAGACGACATTCTCGTCCATACAGGAAAGAAGATCGGAGAAGTAGGAGACGAACTGAAGTTCCGTGCACGGATCAAGCGTCACGATGAACGAGACGGCATCAAGACTACGAAGATCTCTCACTTCAGAGCAGTCTGAATTTTCTTGTTTACGTTTCGTTCACAGTTTGATAGATTGATTCTATAACCACAAACCACGGAGACTTCGAAATGAAACACAGAAATCATCGTAAGCAACTCAACGGCATCCAGGACGAGATCATCGCTTTCAAAGCGAAAGCCGAAGCGATCATCAGAGATTTCTCCCAGAAGCTCGAAGCTATGCGAGACTCCGTCGAAGAGATCCAGAGCTTCCATCAGGACTACTTCGACGAGAAATCCGAACGCTGGAAAGAAGGCGATAACGGTTCCGAACACCAGGACGAAATCGACGGAATTCAGGAAGTCTACGGTATGATCGACTCCATCGCTTCTTCGTTCGATATCGATCAGTTCAATGACAACTGCGACGAAGTGATCGCCAAGATTGAAGAAGTCAAAGGAGAATAAAGACGATGTTTACCGCTGACGACGCTCGAAAGAGCGGCCAGAACGATCTCGACGAGAGAATCGAATATGCTGTTCAAAATCATCGTCAAGGAAATGGTGCATACATGCGCATCTACCACGACGACAGTTTTCGACATAACATCGTGAGTGAGCTGGAGAGACGAGGCTTCAAAAACATCTCTGCTCCTAGCTTCTCCATCAAGACCGATGTCTACTTCGAATGGGACGAATGAAATGAAGCCAGTGAGAGAGAAGTTCGACGGAGTAACAGGTCTCGTCTACGGCAAAGTGACCATGAAGGATGGATCGACGAAGAAGATCGCCATGGTCATGATCGATGATGGATCCTGGCCGATTATCCCAATTTCAGTTGCCTGCTGGGGTGGTGAGTTCGTCGATTGCTCCGATCATCCCGACTCAGTCGAGAACTGGCGTAATCGAGGCGATCTCGATCTTCACGAAGGACATCCGAAATGATCGAAATCAAATCCAAGAAGACAAAACAAGCCGAGTTCGTTTTCGACTATCTCCTTAAGCGTAGCGCAGGTACGTACGGCGATGGAACGTACTCGACTCCGTCACTGAGCGGATGCACTACGTACGACGATGATCTCGATTTCGTCGCTGCATTCCAGGAATTGTTTCCTCCGCGTAAGCCGGATTCGAACCATGTTCGCTCGTCTATCAATCTCCGACGTGTTCTCAAGCAGCTTTTCGAAGATGGTTATCTCGAACGTTATCGTCAATCGAACTACGATCAGTATCATCCACGTGATGAACCCAATTCGCAATTCGCTTACAAACTGTGTCAGTGGGTTCTGAAAGATTGCAAGCGAGACGGCAAAACTGCAGCTGACATCGCCATCAGGTGGAACGGGCAGTGACCATTCTCTTTCCGATTATAGATTATTAATCGGAGTTCTAGAAAGCTACCACCCTTCAACTGTGTCAATCTGAAAGAACTCATGAGCTACAAGAGAGATTACCTGAGAACCGCCAAACAAATCGCAGAGTTTCTCGAAGGAACATGCGACTCGTTAGAAAAAGCGTTGGCTCAGTGGGATATGGAAGACGCTGAAGACGATATCGAATTCCTCAGAGAGCTCGACGACAACGCATTCAATTGCGACAAATGCAACTGGTGGTTCTTCAATAGTGAAGAAGCAGATACAGGCAAACTCATCCCTGTCTGTGTAGAATGTGTCCAAACTTGAGTCAAATCAGTTTCTCTTGAACGTTCAATTTTGTTAGTAATACATAAGAAGTAACTCAAACGAAAGTCGTCCAATGGGTAACAGACCTATCAGAAAGTTCGATAACGGCATTGAATGGACTCAGTCCGAAACTCGCGAACGAGAGATCCTCGTGACGAAGGAAGTAGTCCAGGACACTCTGACAATTCCTCATAGTCTTGTTTCTCAGATCGTCTACGATTATCTGAATACCAAGGGCTTGATCAACGACTGCGACAAGTTCGAGTTGGATCCTGATTTCACACACGAGATTTTCCACTACAGTTATACGTTGGTTCTCGAACGGCTCGTAGTCGAAAATCGCGACAACAGGATCGTTGTCTGACTTTAACGTTTCTCATTTGACGAATTTGTGATAAGGTCTGTTCATGAAAATTGCTATCGTCACTTCCCATTTCACGCCGACGTTGGCTGACCCGACCAGGGTTACCAACGGACTAGACGCTATCGTCGTGAAAGCAATTCCTATTCTCCAGAAGTACGGCCACGAGATCCACGTCATCTGCGCTGGCTTTGCACACGAAGACTGGAGAAAGAGCGTCAACGTTCACAGTCTCGTAACTGCTACAGTGGAACAACTCGACTCGAAACAGGCGAGAATGAACCTCACGAGATCTTACTACAAGAATGTGATGTCATGCTTGCATCGGATCGAACCTGATCTGGTCTGGAGTCACATTCCTTCTCCTGGTACGTCTTCGGAATTCGCTCTCGAATTTCCTACGATCCATCACGTACACGAAGTCAATCAGAATGCCATGTACGCAGTCATGCGTCTACGTGGTCTGTCGAAGGTGATCAAGCGAGGCGGAACTGTCTACAACAGCTACTTCGCAGAGAAGCTTCAACGAGAACTCGCCAAAGACTTCATGACAAGGACAAAGGACGACAAGTACTGGCATCTCCTGGAAGAACCGATCACGTCAGTCTATCAGTTCGTCAATGCTCCTCTGGATGAGAAGTTCCTGACTTCGGAGATCAAACCTTCCGACGGACTTCCTCTGATGGTTGGACGATACGATCCGAAGTTCACCGGCAAGAACATCCACAAGATCGACAAGCTAGGCATACCGATGACTGCTATCGTATCAGGCAATCATCCGAAGATCTGGGATCAGCTCAGAGAGTCCAAGACTACAGAAACTCATTTCAATCTGACACGAGGTCAAACTATCGACGTGATGCGGAGAGCCGGATGTCACATCATGGCCTACCTGCACGAGACGGTAGGCATCTTCAACTATGAAATGATGTGTCTCGGTTCTCTTCCGATTACGATCGGTCTATCAGAAACAGAACCGAATGCTGCATGGACGTTCGCTAATCGGATCCTCGAGAAGACGAACATCTACCTTTCTGACAGCATTCCGATAGATGCTCCAGATCTCGCTGAACGAATAAAGGACGATGTCAAACGACATTCGTTCGACACGTTGGCTGAACGTGAAGATATAGCTCACATAGCACGAACCGCTCTGTCGCACGAAGCCTGGTACAACGAGTTCATGTCTCTTGTACCGCAGACGAGCAAGAAACAAAAGCTAGACATTTTCTAAGGAACCGTCATGAAATTCTTTGCATCGCTTATCGAGAAGTTTAGGACGAATAGAAAAGAGGAACTCGACAATCGAGATCCTGTTGTCGACGCGTTGACTCAAAGAGTGAAGGAAACGTTTTCTTCTGTTCCTCAGCAGGTCTACGTTCTCGACGACGGATACGATCGTCAGATCCTCATCAGCAGTCTTTCCACGCACAACATCGATGTCGAAGGAGCATTCGTCTCTTTCAATCTGTTTTGCAATGAGAAGAATGCCGTCTTCATGACGAACATTCCGTACTACATCCACGCAGTCTCTGGCAATGCTGTAGGCATTCTTGCCAAAGACATCAAGAACGGTGCCAAAGAGGTAGTACGAAAAGGAAACGAAAACTTCATCTGGACGCTGAAAGTCGTCACAGAGCATCATGAATACGTTCTCGGGAAGAAGCTTATCATAGCGAAAGTTCTCGAGATAATCAGCGGCTATGATCGTTACGGATCTGCCGTATACCAGGACAGGAAGTTCTGGTCTTTCTAAAGGAGAATACGAATGACTGACAGTGTAACACGCGATCAACTGCGCGGCTTCATCGAGCGTATCGAGCGTCTCGAAGAAGAGAAGAAGACGATCGGCAATGACATCAAGGACGTATACGGCGATGCCAAAGGAAACGGCTTCGATACCAAGATCCTGAAGAAGGTGATCAACATCCGCAAGAAGGACGAGCAGGAGCGCATGGAAGAGGAAGCAATCCTCGACACGTATCTCGCTGCTCTCGGCATGATCGCTAAGGACCCGATCGATGACTGAGAAGAAACCGTACATTCCTGCACCAGGTGAAGTTCTCTTCGCTACGATCGACGAATCGTTCGAACTGACGCTGGAAGTTGACGCTCCTTTCAACAACGTCACTCTTCCGTTCGAAGACTACACGCGTCTTCTGAAGCGTGATGCTCTTCTCACTGCTCTCGAGTGGAGAGGCGTCAATACGTGGATCGGCTACGAGGAAGCCAAGAAACGAGCAGATGATAATTCATAAGGATTAATCATCTTTGTTTACTATCGGCATCAGAGGTGATACTTTCATTATAGAAAGCTTACCCTGATGTCGATTACGTAAGCAGACACCATATCTTGCTTCAGAAGGTAAGCAGAGGAAAGACGATGATTTCCGTTGAGAACCAGGAAAAACGGATGCTCCTCAAATCTAGCGACAAGAATTGGTTTCGTGATAGATGCATAGTTCAAGACGATGTTTCGAACTTTGTCATGCTTCACGAGTCGCTGGTCTGTGTGTATCAGACGTGTTTCAACGTTCTCGAGGTTGTAGAAAGGACTACGCTCAGGTGGGTCAATGATGTCGTACTTAGTCTTCAACTGACTGAGTGCGAAAGAGTAAGGAACAGGATTGGTAACGAATTCTCCTGTACTAGAGACTACTCCGTAAACGTCTCGTCTGGAAAGGTTCGCTAGTACATCTGTAGCAGCTTCTTCGCGAATATCGAATACTGAATCGAATAGATTTGAAACTTGGGACATCTGTAGTACCAGTTGAAACTTTTATTGTTTACGTATGAGGGCGTTTGATTTATTTATCAATTATCGACAAATAAGATGTCGAGATAAAAAACAGGAGAAGTAACATGCAGGAACTGTCCATCGTTAAGACCGAGTTTCCTCTCCTCGTACAATCGAGAGGAATCGATGCTCCTATTGCCATCCGAAAGGCAACTGGAAAAGACGAAACTGAAATTCTCTCGGCAGTACTGGAGGTCTCGGAAAACCCCAAACGAGGACTTTCCACCGACGAAATCAAGAAAACTTTGAAGAAACTCGGTGTGAAGCACAAGGATGTTTCCAAAATGGCAGAACTCAATTCTGGCGGAGATTCCAAACTGCATCAGCACATCACTGAAAACGAGTTCCTGAAAACGGCTCCGGAAGGTAAAACGTACATCGTCACCAACCGGAACCATGTCTGGACTATCAAGAACCGAGAAGTTATCGACCCGGTCTGGGTAGTTCCGAACAAGCAAGGTACACGTCGAAGGATTACGAGTGTAATCGAGATCGTCGAAACAAAGCAACACTAACCTGATTATCTCACTCTGAGTGATCATAGAACAGAGGCCCGCCAGCCTCTGTTCTTTTGTGCTGTCTAGTGCATTTTCTTGTTTACAGTTTCGAAACTGTTTGATAGATTGATTCCATAAACAAAAACCACGGAGAGTACAATGCAAATCATCATCGACAATTCCTCTGAAATCTTCGGTTCCAAGACAACCGTTGCAGATCTCGCATACTATCATGACATGATCATGAAGTACGAATTCGAGACTCCGGACACAGACATCTTCAACATCTACATCTTCGAAGCTCTGAAGTCCGAATACAAGTTCGAACTGAAAGAATCTCAGATCTTCGAATGCGATCGCTTCATCCTTACCTTCAAGGATGGTTCCAAGTTCACAGTCATACGATAAGGAGACCAGAATGAGATACGAAGAAGCACTCGGCTTAATCGAAGTCGGACTCGAGCTCTGGAAAAAGAGTATCGAAGGTCGCGACAAAGATTCGTACATGGTCAGCTACATGTACTTCGTCGGGCTTCTCAACGGTCGCATTTCTGAGGTCTACTACATCGAGAACTTGTGCACGACTGTTTCGAAGGTTGTCTACGAAGTTAATTCGGTCCAGACTGAAGCTGAGATTTTTCTCGATCACATGGTCAAGAGTGGGTACGTCGTTCTGGCGGACAGCGTCCATTAAGTTTCCGAAACTTGAATTTTCTTGTTTACGTTTCCTCAAGTTTGGTTTAGATTGAATTCATAAACCAAAACCAAACCACGGAGACTTCAAATGTTTGCAATCATCGAAACTACCTACAACTCGAAGAACGAGAAAATCGAAGTCGAGTCTGTAGCTGAACTCGCCACCCTGGAAAAGGCCAACCGTCACATGGATCGCATGATCGAAAATGGCTACTGCAATCCCGACGACAACGGCATCTACTGCACACTCCACGTCGAATCGCTCTGAGGAGAAATGAGATGAAGATCACAGAAGTGAATATCGAAGAAGCCTAT